TTACCCTCTGCGTAAGGTATCTCATTCTCAACTATAAACTGTACAGGTTGTATCTTCCACCTTGAATAATGCTCTGGCTCTTTTATGTTATCTGGATTCATTGCTTGTCTCCTTTGTTACCTCATCTATAAAAGCGCGAGCATCAGCAATGCTTATGTCATACCACTTAGACCTGTACTCACTTGGGCAATCCTCATCTGCGTGGTTACATACGCTTTCTAAATGGTCTAGTGCTTTGGTTAGTAAGTCATTCATCACTCTATCTCCTTTCCTAAAAGGGTAGTTTGAAATTGACAATCAACTGGTAGGGGGTTTTCTTGGTCAAGAAAGCACCACTCTCCAGTAGGGTTGTGTAAATCTTCTATTGTCCAATTATTCTGAGCAACACGTTCTTGTCTTTTTTCTTCTAGTCTAAGATTTGCGTCTATTAGTCCTGTTATTATGGCAAGAGCAACGACAATGAAAACCACTATTGTACCCCTCATTTTTTACCTCTTGGACAAACCTTGCTATTTATATCATCTAGTATTGCTTGTTCTTCGTCCATTTGCTGTTGTAGCTCAAGGTCTAGTTGATGCCACCAATCAGAGTCTTGTTGGTCTTGATAAAATTTATCTTCATCTAACATATCTTTTACTTCGCTGTTATGTTTTGTAGGTTTGGGTTTCTGCATGATAATCTCCCTGTTGGAGTTTCGACATGATTAAACGTAGGGTGAAGTAATCCGTCATTCCAACAAACTTTAGTTAATCCTGTTAGGTAGGTATCTCTTTCTTTCTTTAGCTGTCTATGTTCCTGAATATTAGAAACAAAGTTGGAAGTTTTCCTAGCCGTTCCAAAAGAATCTAACAGTTCTTGTAACACCTCATCAGACGTAAAGAACACACCTGCTTTTTTAGATTCCCACTTTTTATTAGGAACATACATAGGCAAGAGTTCTTGTGTAAATTCCACTTTTCTATATTTAATGTTCCCTTTCTTTTTACCAGACTTATACACTACTAAATCTCCGTGTTCATCTTCCTCTGCTCTTTCTTCTTTCCACTTTAATGTGCCACCAAAAAGCATGGCAGATACTTGGTCGTGTGAGCCAAAGTTGATATTATCTATAAAATGTCTGCTATACTCTGTTATGTTATTATAATCAAGGAGAAACTCTAGTAAATTAGATTCAATTTCTACTATATCTCCGTGTATTCTTTGGTGTAAAGCATGAGCGTGATGTTCATCAAACGCCATTCCATTATACTCTGCAATTATAGTAGTCATTCTGGCTCTAAGCTCATCAAACACTATAGATTTTAATTCTTTTTCGTGTACTTCTCTTAGTTGTTTCTTGAACACTTGTTCAGTAACTTCCACATCATGTTCAAGGTAAGGTAACAACACGTCTTTTGGTATTTCCTCTGTCTTAGTGCCAGAATCCCATAATGCTTTTAACTCATCATTTTTTATAGTTAATCCGTACTTCACGCACACATCATCAAGAGAGGGGTATCTCCACGACTGTCCACTAAGTATGTATTCTACTAACATAGTGTCCCAAACCACAATTTTATTATCCATAATATTACTTCTTAATGTGTCTACGTGTTTGTTATCTGCGTTGTTTTTAATTATGTGGCATATATCAAATGCTATATTATGACCTACTAATATAGGACAATTAGTAACAGACTTTAAAAATTTATCAACCCACTCGTCATTTTTAACATCTTGATACCCCTTTGGTTCTTCCATTCCCTTTATAAAGTTCTTGCTACGTCTTAGTCTTATGTACTCAAAGGGTTTCTCTTTCTCATAGAATAATATAGGTGCTATTATGTCTATTGTTTTCAAACCAAACGCTACTATCCTGTTATCTTCACAAAAAGGATTGGCAAGACCACACTTCTTTTTGTCTTGGTGTGTGTTATTAACAGTAGTTTCTACGTCAAGTACACAATATTTACTATCCATTATTAAACCTCGCCTTAATAGGTTCTATTGTAACATCAAATTTACCATTAATCAATAGTGAATCTCCACCACATATTTTATTCTTTGGTATAAAGATATACCTTTTATTCCTATCCGCAACAGTCTCCTCATTACTTCTACCTATAGTAATAATAGCGTCACACTCTCCTTGAACGCCTGTCTTGCTTCCATACAGTTGGTTCATAGCTATCCACTTCTCTCCCTCTGCCGAGCCGTCTGCCCAAATAGTAAAGATAACAGTACAATGTTCTTTCGCCCATTGTCTAGCTTGTTCTCCTAATGCTTGTATTCTTTGCGCTTCATTTTGATTTGTTCCTTTACTACTAACTAGCTTGCTTAGTTGGTCTATTATTATTAGGTCAGGCGGGTAGTCCTTTATCAGTTTTTCTACTTCTGATATATTAATACTTGCGGAGTCTTTTATAATTATTCTATCTTTTCCGCCAACCCTATTTTGATATTCTTCAACTGCTTTAGGTACATTTTTAAACACTTCTTCCTTTGATTTCTTTAACGCAGATTGTATCTGCCTTAACCTTACTTTCTGCCCTCGTTCCTCGTTATTAATCCATATAACGTGCTTGCCTTTTGGCATCATACTAGCTCTGTATGTAGCTTCACTAGCAAGTAATGTAGTCTTACCTGAGTCTGGTCTACCCCCTATACAGATTAAATCTCCTATTCCTGTATGTCCAATGGAGTCGTTTAAACACCCTAGTCTCCACGCATATCCTGAATCTTTCCTAGCGTCTAATAAGTAATCCTCTAGGTTTTCGTCTGTAAGTAGCGAAGTATCTTCATCAACCAAAGGCATAGCGGTCTGGTGTTCTGAAACTAAATCATATACAGGAGTCATGTCATTTGACAAACCCTCTGCTACCTTTGCTACCTCATTAAAAATTCTAGTAGCATAATCCATAGTCACAAAATGCTTTATAATTTCCTCGTTTGGTACATCTTTGGAAGATTTTGTGTCTAACTTTTTAAATATAATTTGGTATGTCTTTAACTTCTGTTCGTTCCAAGAGGAATGACGCACCGCACAAAACCAAGTGGAAAAATCAGACCACTTGACAATACTGTATGTTGGGTTCTTGGTATAATAATAATCCATATCTTTTAATATAAGATTACATTCGTTAGTTAGAGTATAATCTTTTATATATTTATTATATTTATAATAATTATCTTTATTAGATAATAATAATAATATATCTAATTCCATATTAGACTCCCATGTTATTCAAATATTTTAATATATCAGAGTCGTTCATATCTTTTGGTTGCTTACCTCTACATATTATAACATTATCATTTATTAATAATACTTTATTTCTAATTTTAAGTGTATTAGATAATACTTGAGAATTATCATTATCTAACCACACTACTATTGTACCATAGTTCTCAAGTTTTGGCAACAAAGAATCTCTTAGAGAACTACTTAAACAAGGTAGTGCTGAATACCCACACTCAGCTAATCTTATAGCAGATACAACATCTTCCACTACAACACAGGTGTCTCCACTACCTATTGGGTTATATGTTTTATCATCACATAACCACTCAACTAACCACTTAGGGTTTTCTCCCCTACCAAGTACAACTTTCAAATTCTTACCAGCTTGGTCAAAAATTGGAAAATAAACCCTGTCTCCTATCTGTTTAATCTCATACTTATCTATAAGTTCTTGATTAATAAGGCTCTTAATTAAAAAGGGTTGCTCTTTATAATTTGCTCTATGTCTCTTGTAAGCTCTGTCTTTTTTATCCCAAGTTTTTCTGAAGTCTTGCTGTCCACTTGTATTACTTGATTCAAAGCTAGATTTACCATGTCTCCAAGTCTGTTTGTGAACTTCTTTAGCTGTTCTAATCTGTAAATTGTCAGAAAAAGAATAGCCAGATTTGCCACAATGGTGGCAATAAGCAACGATTGACTCATCTTCATTTCTCCTTATATATAATCGGTCGTTGTTATGACCTTGTTTACAATGGTGTATGTGTATCTGCACGCCTCTATCTTTAGGTGCGTATGGTACAAACTCACTTCTAACTAATTTATTATCCACGTATAAAATTCTCTGGTAAGAAATTAGACTCAATGTTCTTATAAGTATCTTGTGTAGCTTTCTTAACGTAGTCTCTTATCATTTCATGTTGAGCGTAGCCATACCTAAGGTCACTAGGCATTAAGCTAATAGGCTCTAACTTTACTCCAGT